GTACATCAAAGCTTTAGAAGCCCATGATTGGTATTATAACTATAGCGATGATCATCAAGCGTGGATGAAAGGATCAAGCGAAAAGCAAAATTTACGAAAGCAGGCTATGATCTATGATCATGAATTTCAAATATGGGATAGCATAAGCCCCGATCAATTTAAGCAAGGGGCATATTGATGATTCATATAGATAACATTGATCAAGTACCATTCTTAAGCATTGATGATCTATGCGATGAATTAGATCACTATATAAGTTTAGATTCTAAAAACATGCAATATTTATACATTATCAAAGTTTTATCTAATCAAATAACCGAAAGGCTTAAAAATCATGTCAAACATTAAAAAACTAGCTAAAGCTTTAAATAGCATTGATGAGATTCAAAGGTTTCAAATAATCACAGTAAGCGATCAAAGCATTAATGATCAAGCTTTATACGATGATGAGCTAGCGGATTATAATTCTATGCTAGCAAGTAAACACGGCGATTTTTCATCAATCAATATTGAGGATCAATAACATGAATATGATTAAAAATGCTTTTATATTGCTTTTAATGTTAGTAAACTTTTATTTATTCTTAATTTTAATTCTAGGGGCTTAAAAATGCTTAATACTAATGATCTTAAAAAAGGTACTCAAATAATTCTTAAAAGCGGCTTTGCTGCTGTCATCTATGATAATAAAAAGGGAAATACCCGCCTTGCGGAAGTGGACGGTATATTTAAAGAGATCGGATCAATATATAGTCATGATATCGATCAAGCTTTTATTAGCGGTCAATGGGTACCAGTCACTCATACCAAAAAGCAAAAAGATTTAAATACTTTAATTAATGCAATTTTATAAAGGGGCTTAAAATGATTAATGAAAATTTTAGTAGCGGTTACAATGCAGGGCTTAATGCTTTAGAAGATATATCATCAATAAACGAAAATCCCGATCATGAAATTTTAGCGGGCTTGCTATCGTCAATTATGAATTGCATTTATTTTTATGCCCCTAGCGAAAAGGCTGCTAGCGATCTAGTACAATTTGCCGTTGACTATGCTAAAGAAGAAAATGCCAAAATTGGCATGAATCTACCGAAAGGGGCTTAATTATGTACGTTATCGATTTTCATATGCGAAAAATTGCACGATTCAATAATGAAGGCTTAACTTTATTTATTAATGAATTATTCAAATATCGTGACAGCGGCTTAATTAATCAACGTTACTTTTTATGTCATACAAAAAAACTAGCTAACAAAATAATAAAAGAAGCTTTAAACGGCAAGCCTATTTAAATATATCTTTATGCTTATTTTCTTAAGTAAGCATAAGGGCTATATTTTAGCCTTAATAATTACAATAATAAAAAGGGTTATAAAATGAAATTATTATCTATTAATCAGGATACAAAAACTATTAAAGGGCTTGAAAAAGGTTATCTTACTGGGATAATGTACCTTGCCCCGTATACTTTAGGCGGTAAAAATATTTGCCCATTCGCTAAAGCTGCAGGCTGCATTGAAGCATGTTTAAACACGGCAGGCAGGGGCATTTTTGATAGTGTACAAAATGCTAGGCTAGATCGTACAAAATTATTTCATAATGACATTAATGCTTTTATGCATAAGCTATCAATTGAAATTGAAGCTTTAGAAAAGACAGCTATTAAAAATAATTTAATACCAGTCATAAGGCTTAATGGTACATCCGATATTAATTGGGAAGATATCCGCTTTAATTATGAATTTATGCATAATAAAATTAGAGCTGTCACAATTTTTGAATTATTTCCCGATATTCAATTTTATGACTATACCAAAAATCCAAATAGAGATAATTTACCAAAAAATTATGATCTTACTTTTAGCTATTCAAATAAACCAGAATTTAAAAAGTTTAATGAGATAGCAATTAAAAAGGGTATGAGATTATCCGCTGTCTTTTCTGATAAGAATTTACCCGCTTATTTTATGGGGTTACCAGTACTTGACGGCGATGAAAGCGATTTAACTTTTCTAGCCCCGAAAAATACCATTTTAGGCTTATATGCTAAGGGCAAGGGCAAAAAAGATAATAGCGGCTTTATTATTAAAACCATACCTATTTTAGCTATTTAATACCATTTAAACCCATTTAAAGGGGCTTTATAGCCCTTTTTATAATCTTTTAAGGGGTTACTATCATTTATTTATCAAAAAGGCTTAAAAACGAAAGCCCGCACGTTACATTAAAGCGGCTTTTTAATGGTTTGAATGCCCGCTATCAATTAAGCGGCTATGACATTCTTTTATATGAATCAAACATAAATTTTTTAGATAATCATAGAGCTTTAAAGAATAAGGGCTTTTTTAGATTCAATAAAGCAAAATATATTAATTATTTAAAGCTAGATTTTAAGAATTATCAAAGCAATTTAAGCGGCTATCCGCTAATAATTATTAATGATTTTTACAATCAATTAAGCCCGATATATAAAATTAATATTGGTACGTTTGATTATCCATATTATGTTAGAGAATGAGAATCATTCTCATTTGGGTTTTACCCATATATATATTTAGCCGATTTACTTCTATAAAGTTACACGGTAAAAATCGGATTTACTTCTGTTTTTCCACACGGTGAAAATTGGATTTACTTTTTCTTTTTGGCTTGACCACTCATTGATAACGCAATAGCTATAGCCTGCTTTGGAGACTTAACTTTTTTAACGCTTTTACCAATGTTTAGCTGTCCTTTGCCGAATTCTGACATTACTTTTTCCATCTTGGCAATCTTACCAGATTTTGTAGTAGGTTTCTTCATATTTTATCCAATAAAAAAGCCCTATATTTCAAGGGCTTAAAAAACCCCATATTTCAAGGGTTTAAAAGTACGGAGATTGTGGGCGAGACTATCCCAACAGGCGAATTATATCATAGTTAAATACTAGTGTCAAGCGACAATACGCCTTGAAGCCATAGATAGCATGTTGTCAAAGGCAAGCCCTAATTGGTATTCATAGTCATCGTATTTAGATGTTTTTAGGTATCTAGAATAAACCGCATCTTTTTGGTCTCTAGGTAAACTGCTTATAATCGCATCAATGGTTCTGACATTAGTCATGTCCATCTCTGACAACATCTCTTCAAACGCATCGCTAGTAGACTCACCGCCACTAATCATACCTAACGACTTGCTTGGATAGCCTAGCTTATTGCTAGGTGCGTGCATCCATCTAGCCCAGTCATCAAGTATTTGCTTAAGTCTATCTATGTGCATTAGCTTCCTCTTCAGTATGAATATAAATGCCTTTGATCCTGTCGCTAAAGTCTGGCATAGGGTGAAATATGTTTTGTAATAAATTAACTTTAGGTTTAAAGTATCTGTATATTTTCTTTTGTCCCTGTTGTTCACGTTCTGTTGAATTTAACATACCTAAATTTTTCATGTTTAATACAATGTATTGAATCTTTCTGTGTTCTATACCAATTTCTTTAGATAACTCTGCAATGGTTAAAGATTTATCACCTAACGCATCTAAAATTAAATTACGCATTTTTTCTATATGAACTAAACGACCTTTAACGTTATATTCTCTAACTTTAGCTTCCATATTTTTCCTTATGATACATCCATCACTTTACATTCCCATTTCCTACCAGTCTTAACCCATCCGTGAATATGTATTTTTATTCCGCTTTTGCGAACCATTCCTACATTCTCACTATCAGCAATTTTCTTTGCTCTTGCTGCCATGTTGCTAGCAGATGTAGTTTGCACAGCTAAAACTTCATTTTCTTTTATAGCAAGTAGATCACAGAATCCCCACATGTCTTGGCGTATTTTGCAAAAGTGATTCCATTTCTCTGTAATAGCTACAAGGTATCCATCAGCTCGTAACTTCTTAAGGCTTAACTGCGTTGGGCTTGTCGCCATCAAATTGACTTTCGTTAGGTTTTTCAAATCCATCTTTAAAACGTTTTTCTACTTCGCCTGTAGACTTGTTTAATTCATATTCATAATCTTTTTTAAATATTTTATTCCAGTTGTCTTCTGCTTCTTGTTCAGAAATTAACAATGGTCTTCTTCCAGAACCTTTACCCAATTTTAATTACCCCTCTATCAAATAACCAACCAATAGTTTTACGATGGGCTTGCTCCCATGCTTCAATTCTTTCTGCTCTGTCTAACTCTTTGTTGTTGTCTATCATATCATGACATTGATAACAAAGACTAGCGATGCGATAGTCGTTTGCTTTCATGCCCATTGATTTTCCATCTCTTGATTGATTGGAGTGAGCAGCACATACTGTTCCGTCTTCTTTGCCACACATAGCACATGGAAACTCACGCACCGCTTCTAACAGTTTCTTATTACGATAATTCATAAAAATACCTAATAAGTTTAGCAACACCACCAACAAACCATACGATGCAAAATATAACTATGCCATCAATGATTGGTTGCCTCATAATTCCCAACTCCAACCTAACTGACTAGCCCATTGCTCAATATGTTCTTGATACTCTGTCATTTCTTTAGTAGTAAGTTTGGTAGTAGACTTCACCAACTCAACTGGATTGCCAGCAATTTCAGTTTGATATCGAAGAAACTTATAACCCATTAACTCATGAATAGTGGTTGGGTCTTCACCTGTATAGTTAGCAACTGAACCATACAACGACCAAAGTCTTTCGTTCTGTTCAAGTGACCTCACAACTTTTTCCTCGCTAATGTTTACACGCCATCTTTTAGTTAAATCAAGAGCCTTGATTTTTGTTATCAAGTTTTCGTAATTGTACTTCGTCAAAACGAATCGAATCATATTTGTCATCCCATCCTTTAGATTTAAAAGTTACACCTTCTTTAGATGTTGCTTTGTAAGTAGCATCTTCACCATACAATTTTTGAACATATTTTATAAATTCATTTATGCTCATGGTCGTTCCTTATAACTTAAACCTTTTTTATCAAACCAAAAATTCCATTTACCCTCTACAGGATAATTACGTTGCTTTTGTAAATACACTACGCAATCTGGAATACCTTTTAAATCTTCTTCTGTCTTATCACCTGTTTCAATATCATATTCTTTCTTCTTGTTGCGGAACACACAAATTATGTTATCACATAAATTGCGAATATGCGAGCTGCCTAAAATGTGAGTAGCATCTGGAACTACGTTTTCATCTGCCATCTTACGAGTATGTGCAACCAAGAATACATGTACGTTTAAATCACGACACGTTGTAGCAAGTCTGTCTATAAAAAGTTTTTGTCTTTCGTAATTGTCTTCAGAAATATCTGACATCTTCATAAGAGAATCAATTACAAATACTTCTACCCCCAAGACATGCTTACCCCAATACAATGTAGCAATCATATCTTCTGATGTAGTAGAGCCTGTCTGGTCATAAAGATATAACTTTTCTTTAGCACGATCACAAAACTTTATAATATAGTCATCTGTAGGTTCTGATGACTTTAATGTTTGCTGTACCATACGAGCAAGAGTTAATACAGGTCTCATCTCTAAAGAAGCAATCAAGCATTTAGTATCTTGTTTCATTAAAGATAAAACAATTTGAGACAACCACATACTCTTACCATGCCCCGACACTCCTGTCAAGACAGTTAGTTCAGCAGGTCTTATTTTGAAGTCATCTTCCGTCTTAACGAAGCCCAACGATTTGCCAGAGTGTATTTCAGAATTAAAATATCGAACAACATCGTCAGTAAAAACATCCGTACTCTTAACAAGAAATTCTGCATTTGCATGTTCACCTTTATAATATTCATTTATGATTTCCTTATTGACTGTTAATTTTTCTAATGCGTCACCTATGTTCATTTAGCACCATCCCATATATTCCTAACTTTTTGTAATTCATCTTCCCATCTTTCTTGGTTAATGTAAGTTAGTGGAGCAGGATTAAATCCTTCTTTCCATGATTTAGTTTTACTCATTTCTTTTACATGGTAAATAATCTTGTCAGCAATTTTATCCAAACCCTTGCTACTCCATTTTTCCATACATGGTTTTTTACCTACTTTTCTATTGACTGGATACTCTTTCCAAAAATCTTCAAATCGCACAATAGATATTATTTTATCTTCTCTTATCTTATCTGGGGCATCCGATGGGCATACAATGTCTAGACTTTGGGTAGACAAAGGGCAGAGCCAATCCTTTAAAGTTTCTAAAGCATTGATTATATAGTCTTTATCTTTGCGAAGTCTAAATGCTATAATATCAACACTAGGCAACTTACCTTCATCTTGACTAGCCAAACACCATAGTTCAAAAAGTGTTGACTTTTGATCAGAAGTTAATGTAAACCAATCTAAATTATTTAAAACATCCCTACCATAAATTTTAAACCATGTCATTTCTTTACGATATTTTGGATTAGAAGTATTATATAAATTAAACTTTTCCCAGTTTTTAATTTTGTACATTTTTTTTCTCATCTGGATCTTTTAATGCTGATTTTAATATTGCCAATATTAATGTATATTGGTTTTCTGATAATTCAAAACCACCATTATTTAATTCGCCTTCTGATGCTTGAAAAATAGTACTTATAGATACCAATGCGTCTCTGCTAGTCATATTACTCTCCTTGTACAACTGGTTGTTGTTTGTTTGCAATAATATCTTTTATCTGATATGCACGCAACTCTGGAATAGGTTTATCTAAATTTTTAGACCAATGCTGTACAGCCTGTCTTGTTAAGCCTAATGCTTTTGCCATTTGGTACTTTGTTTTGAAATATGAAACAGCCTCTTGATACGTCATTTTTATCTCCTTTATTTAACGTAAAGCGATATTAACATGTATAAAAATTATAGTCAACTAATA